AACCACAGCAATTGCAAGTATGTTGGGATTAAGCCCAACTGTAGCTGGTATGGCTGGCGTTCCAACAGGAAGATTTGGTAGACTTGGTATAGAAGTTTCTGCTAAGTTACCACAATTGGCCATGATGGGAATAGATCCACTAGATTGGGCTACAAAAGCATTTGGTGCTCAATCTGCACTATCACATATGGCAAATATTGGTTCTCAGACAGCTGCCGCTGCTGTTGGAGCAGGTGGCTATCTTGAGAGAGGCAAAAGAAAAGGAATATATTAAAAAATATAAATAATTAAAGTTTGAAGGATAAAATAATGAATAATCTAAACCCACAATTTATGCAAGGACAATTCCCAGTAAATGGTGATGCTCGTACCCCAGATGGAAAAGGTACTTACATCCCAAGACCTGTTGTTAAGGCTAATAATTTAGCTAAGGCACAAGTACCAACTCCAGCAGCAGCCGCTGCAGGTGCTTTTCCTTCTTCGATGAATACTGCCGATTACGGAACCTCACAAAGAGAAAACGTTGTTGGTTATGAAGCTGAAGAAGAAGAAGATGAGGAAGAAACCGAAAACGAAACACCCGATGTAACTGAAGTAGAAGAAAGCAATTCTGAGCAATTTAGAAATGCTTTAATTTCATTACTAGGTGAAAGTGTTTCTGGTGAAACTATTTCACAACTTCATGCAATTTTTGAAGCAGCGGTAACAGAAAAAACAAACAATAAAGTAAACAAAATTGTCAATCAATTAGACGAAAACGTTGCTTCTTATCTTGAGAATGTGACAACAACTCTAGTTGAAAAAGTTGACGATTACCTTGATTACGTTGTCGAAGAATGGATGCAAGACAACAATATTGCCGTTGAACAAGGAATCAAAACTCAAATCGCTGAAAACTTTATCACTGGTTTGAAGAATCTTTTTGAAAATCACTACATTGATGTTCCAAATGAAAAGTATAACGCTTTAGATGAGCTTTATGCACAAAATAGAAATTTGGAAAATTCTTTAAACGCCACAATTAACGAAAATCTCAACATCAAGAAACAACTTATGTTGAACGAGTGTGCAACCATCTTTGTTGCTGAAACTAGAGATTTGGCTGACACTCAAGTTGCAAAACTTCAATCATTGATGGAAAACGTCTCTTTTGAAAATGTTGGCGAATATCAAGCAAAATTACTTGGAATTAAGAATAATTACCTTACTTCTCAAGCAAATTTTGTAAGACCAGCTCCACTTCAAAGAGCAAAACCAATTAATGAAGAAATGACATTTTCTGCAGTAAGACCAATGGAATCTTCCACCGTAGAAAATTACGCTAATGTAATCGGAAAACTTAACAAAAAAGTATAAAAATAACAAATTATAAATAATTTTACTTAGGAGATATTTAACAAATGAACTTTCAAGACAATACCCCATATGATATTTTAACAGAGAAGTGGAATCCCGTGCTTGATCACGGCGCTCTTCCAAACATCTCTGATGACTACCGTAAGAAGGTCACAGCTGTCCTTCTTGAGAACCAAGAACAATCTCTTCGTTCTCAGTACCTCACCGAAACCGATGGTTTGATGAACTCTGCAAACTTGGGCATGCCAACCAGCTTCACCAATAACGGTGGAGTTGCAGGTTATGACCCAGTTCTCATCAGCTTAGTTCGTCGTGCAATGCCAAACTTGATGGCCTATGATGTTTGCGGCGTCCAACCAATGACCGCCCCAACCGGACTCATCTTTGCAATGCGCGCTAACTATGGTGGATTCCAATACGGCAATACCACTTCATATACCGAAGCCATGTTCCAAGAAGCAATTCCTGGATTCGGTGGTTCTGGTTATACACTCGGTTCAACCGAGAAGGGTATCTGCGGATTCTTTGGTCTCTGCGGTTCATGCGGAAACAGCGCATTTAACAACCCAGTTTACCTCAGAAACAACGCCACTGCAGCTCAATTCAGCTCATTCCGTGGTATGTTGACTGCTAACGGTGAAGGTTTGGGTAGCGGAACTTCTAATCCTTACAGCCAATTTAACCAAATGGCCTTCTCAATTGACCGCGTTGCCGTCCAAGCTCGTACTCGCGCTCTAAGCAGCAACTACACAATTGAATTGGCACAAGACCTCAAGGCTGTTCACGGTCTAGATGCAGAAGCCGAACTCGCAAACCTCCTCAGCACAGAAATTCTTGCTGAAATCAACCGCGAAATCGTCAGAACCATCTATTATGTTGCTCGTAGAGGAACTGTCCAAAACGATATCACCTCTGCTGGTATATACGATCTTAACCAAGACTCTGACGGTCGTTGGTCTGCCGAAAGATTCCGTGGCCTCACTTTCCAAATTGAACGTGAATGCAACGCAATTGCCAAGGAAACCCGTCGTGGTAAAGGTAACTTCGTCATCGTTGACAGCGATACTGCTGCTGCTCTAGCCATGTCTGGCTTCATGAGCCTCAGCCCCGGCATCGCACCACAACTCAATGTTGATGATACCCAAAGCACCTTTGCTGGATTGCTAAATGGAAAAGTCCGCGTATATATCGATCCTTACACCCCACTCGGCGTAAACTTCTTCTGCGCTGGTTATAAGGGCGAGTCTCCATATGACGCTGGTCTCTTCTACTGCCCATACGTTCCTCTCCAAATGGTCCGTGCAGTAGATCCAAATACTTTCCAACCAAGAATTGGATTCAAGACCCGTTACGGCGTAGTTGCTAACCCATACGTCCTAAACGGAACCACACCAGACGGTGAAGCTCTCACTCAAGGTATCAACCAATACTACCGCCTAACTCAAGTCAATAACCTCCACGGTATGACCCAAGGTTAATAGGTAAGTAAAGAGACGAATAAACCCCTCCCGAGAAATCGGGAGGGGTTTTTCTTTGCATAAATATTTTATATGAATGGTTTTAAAAAATATTTAATCGAATCTGAAATGGAATTCAGTTTGGCTCCCGGTCAATCGGTGGCGGGAACAAATTATGATTGGGATCCAAATTATAGAAACATTCAATTGGGATCTTCATTAAATCCTTTGACAACTGGTGAAGCACAAAGTCCCTTAGATGTAAATCGCAGCATGCTTTGGTTTTTTAATTTTAATTTGTCAGATACTCTTCCGCAAAATCATCCACATTATCAACAATGGATACAATGGTTAAATCAATGGGTTTTTCTTGCGCGAAATTGGAATTATATTCCAGAGACCACTAGAATGATAACATATGCTGATTTGTATAGAAGATATACTGAAGGAAACACTACTCCACCTTATGGTCCTGTAGGATATCATAGAGGCTGGCAAGAAATTATAAATTATCGTTGGCCAGAATTTTTAGCAACTCGTTATAATAAAGATATGACTGGAAGTTGTATTTACCAATTTCCAAATACTTCCGGAAATAGTCCTTGTTACTATGGTAGCGGAACACCCTCTCAATAAAAATGACAACTAATCCTTGCCAAAGTAATACTAATAATCTTTACGCAAACTATTTTAGTTTTAAAATTGAGCGTGGTAGCGATCCTCTTGAGTTAATGGTTCAAAAGGCAAATCTTCCTGGTATTACCGTACCAGATCAAGCACAACCAACAATATTTGGTACAACAGTTCCAGTTCCAACAATGACGGTCCAATATGAACCTCTAGTTGTTGAGTTTATGGTAGACAGCGATCTTGCCAACTGGAAAATTATTTATTCTTGGATGAGAGATATTACAAATATTCAAGATGCAACCAGTTACGATTTAACATATCAACGCTGGCATTACAGTGGTGCTTTAATATTGCATCCAACTATTGGTTGTGATACTCCCAATCCAGTATTAACAGTAAAATTTGCAAATTTAATTCCTGTAAGATTGTCGGGATTAATTTTTCAATCTGATACTGCAGATGCTCCTATTATAAAAGCATCTGCAACATTTAAATATTCTTATTATGAGCTTACTCCGGATGCTCCTACAGAACTTGGTGGAAGCTACGGAACTTAATTACATATAATCCATAGGGTTGTCTGACCAGCTTTTAGGATCTTCTGGTGGGTTCTCTGGTTTATATGGCATTTTAGTGGACTCAGGTTTCATTATAGAGCGTTTCTTCTTCTTAGATGGGGGCTCAGGCTCTTCTTCTATGGTGCCCGTCCTAGAGGATTCTGGCTCTTCTTCGTCTTCGTCGCCTACATCTTCGTCGCCTACATCTTCACCCAGATCAGCTAAAATTTCTACACCCTCATAGGTGTCCATAAGGTCATTTACAAAATTTACAAAATCTTCATTTGTAAATAAGTCATTTAAAAGTTGTAAACCCGTATCAACATCGACCATGCCTTCTGGCATACTATTTTGAATAGATTTTGGATCGGTTTGAACAGTCATAAAATAAATTTCATACATTTTTTCTAATTCTGCAGAAGGCTGCGCTACGAATACAATTGCAGATTTGTTTAGTGATATTTCAAATGATTTAGTGGAAGCAGCATAATTAGTCAGTTTAACAAATTCAATGGGATTTCCTTTTGAATCTTTTCCCATATAATTTTCTAATTTAGCTGGAAACTTAATTGCTATTTTGTCGGGCATTGAATCGCTAACTAGACCTGCGATTTCTTCTCCTGTTAGGAGCTTAACAACTCTTAATATGCCCGAGAATGAATTCTCAGGAAGCGAATCGGACATAGGAATGTCCTCCCTTCCCTATTATTTATCTTTTGGTAGTTCCATCGACACTATCTTGTAATCAAACTTTTCTTTCTTGTATATCTTTATACGTTCTTCAAAATGTTTGAATACATGATTTTTATACGACTTGGTGCAAAGATCATCTACAATGTCAAAAACTTTGAGTGTCTTCTTGTGTGCTGATACACGTAAGCCTCTTCCGATGCTTTGCAGCAAACGAATTACAGACTTAGTAGGTGACGCAAAAATGATATTGTCAAGATTAACAATGTTGATGCCAGCACTAGTAGTGCCATAACTGGCCACAAGGATTGCGTTTTTTTCCGTGTCGATGACACGACGGATGTATTCTCTTGCGTCTGCATCCGTTTTTCCGTAGATAAGATATACTTTTCTATCGCCAGCCGCTGCCTTAATGAGAGAGTGCAAGGGCTTTCCTTGTCCTTCAACGTAGTTGAAGAGGACGAGGGTGTTTCCTTTGGTGTTAAGTGCGAGGTCTCTGATGAACTCATTACGCCTATCATTACTTATAAGCCACTTTATTTCGTCTGGGTATCTTTGCTTCTTAAGCAACTCTTTTTCAGCTTCAGTGTACTTCAACAGTATGGCATCGATTCCGAGGGTGGCAAGTAATCCCTTATTCATGAGGTTCTTGGTCTGTATGAACTGTATGGCTGGTCCCAAGATGCCTTCGATGCTTAGACGATGTGCTTGCGCTTGATCAAGGGTTCCGGTTGTTCCGATTCGAAACCAAGCCTTTGACATCTTTTGGCCAATCATGTTTATCGACTCGGCCTTGGCTTGATGGCATTCATCAAAGATCACTGCATCAAACTTATCAAACCACTCTCTGGGAAGTTTATAAACAGATTGCCAAGTAGAAACTATGATTGACTTATTTGTTTCTTTCTCTGCCCCTGAACTAATCTTGTGTACTGATTTTCTGCAATTCCACTTGGGATCATTCTTTGAATAGTCAAAAAAGTCAGACTCCATCTGGTTTACAAGTCCCACCGTAGGTACCAGAATCAATATTTTTCTGTCTGGCTTTATTACGGATAGTAGCCATCGGAGCAAGACGTATATTATTAAACTTTTCCCAGAGCCTGTCGGGGATATAATTACACACCGGTGATTGTTTATAGCGTGGACGATTGCTTGTGACTGATGTGGATGCATTTGTATAGAAGACTTTTTCACCGTTACATTTAGTCCAGTATAAAGCGTAGCAAGTTCCTCCGTTGTTATGCATAGATCTTTTTTGCTTTCTTTGAAAGAAATGGAATACTTGCGCTCGTCTGAAAACTTTTTTAAGTAAGTCTTTAAACCCCGGGGAAGAGTGGATGTAAGAATATCATACAGACGGATCTTGCCATCCCACAGTCTGCGTTTGAACATAGGCATATATTGAGCACCTGGAACCATAAATGAAAAATAGTCCCGTAACTCTTTCTTTAATGCTTGCTCTGTTTTGATGTAGTAACGAACTTCATCAATAGATTCAACTTCAATGTCCACATAATATTTATGCTATACCATTCATCATTTTATGCCATTCGATGGCAGATTTTATCATAAAATTTCTATTATTGAGTGAACGTATGTATTCTTCAACCATTTTTAATTTTACTTCTGTAACTGCTATTTTAGATTTTAAATCTATAACTTTTGGATCTGCTTCCACAAATTGTTCAACATCACTTTTTAGTAATGTTAAATCTGAAGGTTCTTCCTTCCATTCTTCAAGTTCTTCTCTTGAAACTTTCCCGGTATAAATTTTCCATTTACGCAATTTTAAAACAGCCAAATCATTTTGATATTTGGTCAAAAGTAATTTGACATCTGCTAAAATTGTAAGATACTTTGAGTGTATTTGAGGTATCTTAAGAGACTCTATTCCTAACTCTGTAGAGTCTATTTGAGAGTCTTTATTAATAAGTTCTTTAAGGTTCTCTAGATTCATCTTTTAAGATGTATATTAAAGTACTCTAGAGTAAAGTCAAATAAATAATCTTGACATTTCTTTAGAGTGATCTATAATTGTTGAAAGGACTAAAATGATTATTGATTTGCGTGAAATTCCAGTAGTCTGGATAAATTTAGATTCAGCAAAGAAAAATGCTGAAACTATGGAACAACGATTTCAAAAATTTGGTTTTAAAAATACACACAGAAAACCAGGAATTGTAATTCCACCTCCCCCCAATACAGATAAAAGTATTGCCCATTTTAGAGGGTGTGGAATGTCTCATATTGAAATTTTAGATGACGCAAAGTATTCTACTCCACTTCTCATTTTGGAAGATGACGTAGAGTTTGCAGACAATTTTAATCCTGTTATAGAAATTCCAGATGATGCTGATGGTGTTTATCTTGGGATTTCACATGGCAATATTTACTATGGATCATGTAAACATGATGAAAATTATTTAAGAATTGGCGGCATATTAGCAGCACATGCTATTTTATATGTAACACAAAATTATAGGCAAGCTATGTCAGAAGTTGGGAAGTTTTGTCTTTATACTTTGAATAAACCTTGGGATGTTGGAACAGCCGGAATACAAACCCAGTTTAAAGTTTATACACCAAATAGTCCTTTAATTTATCAATGTGACGACAGGGAAAGTTCCAATAAATGGCAAATGCTTACTGATCGCCCTCTAGAAAACAGAAATACAACATTTCAATGATATCATTTAAAACTTTAGGTGTACACGGCAGAACTGGAAATCAAATGTTTCAATATGCCTGTTTATATTCAGTAGCTAAAAAAAATAATTATGAATTTGGGGTACCTTACAAAAATAAACACACAAATCCATATTATAATTTTACATTACCAGAATATTTTAAAAATTTAAGTGCAAAAGATTGTTCTAATTTTTTACCTTCATATTTATATGAAGCCCCTAGCTGGGATTACAATGAAGAAGTTTTTAATGTAAAAGATAATACGGAAATAAGAGGTTATTTTCAAAGTGAAAAATATTTTTCAGATTACAGAGAAGATATTAAAAAAGAATTTACATTTAAAGATAATGTATATGACGAAGCTTTAGAAAAAAGAAAAAAAATTAAAGACCCTTTGATAGCAATTCATGTAAGAATTGGAGATTTTAAATTATTGGCAGGACATCATCCAATATGCAAAGAAGACTATTATTTAAATGCTTTAAACTTTTTACCTAAAGATATACCATATGTAATTTTTAGTGATACACCATTAGAAGTTTACGATGTTTTAAAAAATAATGGAAGAAATAAAAACTTAGGTCAAAATCTTGATGAAAAAACAGATATGTGTTTAATGAGTCTTTGTGACTATCACATTATAGGAAATAGTACTTTTAGTTGGTGGGGTGCATGGCTATCAAATACCAATAAAGTAATATCACCCGCATCTTGGTTTGGAGAAAAAACCAACATTCAAAAATGGTCTGATATATATTGTAAAGACTGGGTGATTATATGAATACGTTGAATATTTTTACTAACGCTTTTACTACACATTCTTGTTTAAATTATCCACCAAAAACATTTCAATGGGTATTCAACAAATATCCAGAACAAAATGCACCTGTTGTATATTTTGACGATGCTATTTTTAGATATTTAAATGATGGATACACTGGGCCAAAATATGGTTGGCTGGGGGAATCGTCGGAAATTATATCATCTATTTTAATGGGTATAACATCAAATAAAGATGTTTTAAAACTACGTTATAAAAAAATATTTACCAACGATAGACGAGTAATAAACATTGATCCTAATTTTTTTCAATACAATCCACCAGCATCAAACATGCCGTGGATAAAAGAGCCAAAAGTATACGAAAAAAATAAGTTATGTTCTTATATTACAAGTTTTAAACAATTTACTTCTGGCCATATTAAACGAATGGAGCTATTTGAAAAACTAAAAAACAATCCAAAATATCAAGATCATATTTTTGGCAGAGATTATAGATATCTTCCAGATAAAATTGATGGTCTAAAAGATTATATGTTTTCCATAGTAATCGAAAATAGCATTTATCCAAAATATTATACTGAAAAAATAACAGATTGTTTTGCCACAGGAACGGTTCCCATTTATTATGGTGACAGATCAATAGAAGAGGATTTTGATTCAAGAGGTATTATTTTTATTGACGATCTAGAAACATTTGATAACCTTACACCAGAATTATATCAAGAATGTTTACCATACGTAAAAAATAATTTTGAAAAAGTTATCAATCTTACTACAGCTGATGATTATATTTTTAATAGCATAGCAAATGATTAAATTATCAATATACGGATTTTGGCCAGATTTTAATTACGAAGATAACTTTTTTAAATCTTTATTTCAAGATATTTATGGTAAAGATTTTAGTTATACAACAAATCCTTACGAATCTAATTTGTGTTTAATTGGAGAAAATTTAGTACCACCAAATTTAGATAGATCAAAAACAAAATTAATATCACACATAGCAGAACCAAAAGATCCATTTTATGATACTGCTGAATATCATTTTACTTTTGATCCAACAGATTTAAATAGAGGTAATATAAGACTTCCTTTGTGGATGATCTATATAAATCGATATAATCTAGTATCTAATCAAAATCCTATACTTCCAGTTAATGTAAACAATTTGCAAAATAATGAATGGTATAATACACCAAAAACAAGTTTTTGTATAACACCATTTTCTGCAGTGCATAAAAATAGAATTGAATTTTGGCAAACCTTAAACACATATAAAAAAACAGATGGTTTTGGATTACCTTTTGGAAATGGGGATCACGAAAGAAATCAATTAAAAAAATATTACGTAATTTCACCTTATAAATTTTGCATGGCATATGAAAATACTAATAAATTGGGTTATGTTACTGAAAAAATTTTACAAGCAAAAACATCAGGCTGCATACCAATTTATTGGGGATCGGAATATGTATTAAAAGATTTTAATCCAAACAGTTTTATTTATGTAAATAATTTTAATTCGATACATGATGTTTTGGAATACGTAAAAATGGTAGACAATGATGAAAGTTTATATCAAACTATTCATAATAGTCCAATTTTTCATTATAATATAAATGAAAAATATGAGCAAATAAAAAATCAAATTAAACAAACAATTTCATTATGAAAGTTCAAATAATTACATTACCAGAAGCTAAAGAAAGACAAGAAAAAATAACCAAATCTTTCAATGAATATAATATTAATTTTGAATTTAAAAGCGGTGTAGCTTTAAATGAATGTTCATTTATTGAAGAAAATGGTACTCATTATATTTTATTTGAAAATAATAAAATAAAAATTAATGAGGATAAACTATTAGAAAATACGAATAGAAATTGGATCAGATTTGGAGAGATTGCTGCTTATATAGCCCACTATAAACTTTGGAAAGCTTTTTTAAATACAAACGATTTAAGTATTTTAATTTGCGAAGATGATGCAAAACCAAATGCAAATATAGAATTTTTTGAATCATTAATTTGTGATGATTTGTATTTTATAAATCTTCAAAATGTTACCGCACACAACCAATCTAAACAATTTTTATATAGACAACCATTTGTTGAACAAAAAAATGATAATCTGATTGAGTACAAAGCACAGTTGCCTTTATTGTGTGAGGGATTGGCTGCATATTTGTTGACTAGGGCTGGAGCCCAGTTAATGTGTGACTATATAGAAGAGAATGGTTATGTTGGTCCAAATGATTGTATGATTACAAAACTGTGTCAAAATAAAATAATGCCGATACACGCTCCAATTAAATTGGATAGATGTTTTGGTTTAGAAGAAGAAACGTATTTTACATCATATACACACAGTGGATCTTTTAAAACTTTTAAATCATTTAATAAAATGGTATTGCAGGTAAAGGAGTAATATGGCTTATCTTTTAATAGAAAGAAGGACTGGTGGATTATTATCGTGTTTTAATCTCATAGCAGCCAGCTTATTGCATCTGTATGAAAATAATATAAACAGTTTTTATTTTATATGGAAAGCACAGACCTACCAAAATAATGTAAATGAAAATCTTTTTGATAAATTTATATTTAAACAAACTGTTCCACCGACAGAAGAACAGTGGTCAAAGACACTAAGTGTTTTTGATCTTAGTCACCAATACTATACTCCAATAACTCCAATAGAAAAAATTATAAAAGTAAATGATGCATTAAAACGGTGTAACTACTTCGCAAATCCAATTTTTAATCATTTATCAGAAATAGTTCCATTCAAGTCAAACACCTTGGGTGTGCATGTAAGAAGAACAGACCACGCAATACATGGTGATATTTTACCAGATGAATATTATTTTGAAAAAATAGATAAAAATTTAGAAACTGGAAAATATAATAATGTTTTTTTGGCTACGGATGAATATAAAATCGTAGATTCATTTAGAAAAAAATATGGAGATAAACTTTTTATAAATGAAAATATTACACGAAGTAGCACTGATGTTACAATACCATTTTGCAATTTTGAAGACAAAGATAAATTAGCTATTGATATTTTTAAAGAAGGAATAGCATTATCTAAATGTGACAAAATGATATTTACCAGCAGCAATGTTTCAACCTATGTAAGAATAATTAAGCCTGAGATAGATTGCGAGCAAATAGATACTCATATACAGTTTAGATGATTTTTTAATATAAAGGAAAATAATAATGAATAATAGAATAAACGACTTAAAAAATTCAGTTTTTTATGCATTAAATAATGAAAATCAATATAATATTTCTGATCAAATTTTTAATATTAAAGGGTTTTCTGGAAAAGAATATAAAAAATTTGTTAACAGATTGTTATCAAGAGATATTGTAAAAAATTATGTAGAAATTGGTGTGTGGCATGGATCTACTGTAATAGCAGCTTTAAATGGAAATGAAAATAAATTAAACCATTGGGTTATAGATAATTTTTCTCAATTTGGATCACCAAAAGATGATTTTTTAAATAATTGGAATTTAAATTTAAAATGTCCTGTTAATTTGATCGATTCAGATTGTTTTAAAATAGATTTTGAAAAACAAAACATGAAAGATATTGACGTGTACTTTTATGATGGTGATCATAAAGAAGAAGATCATTATTTGGCATTAAAGTATTATTACCCTTCTATGGCAAATTCTTTTATTTATATGGTTGATGACTGGACTTGGACAGATGTACAATATGGGACTATAAGAGCAATTAATGATTTAAAATTAAAAATTCATTCTCATATTTCATTTCAAGGATATGAAGATTCAAACGGTTGGTGGAATGGATGTGGGATATTTATTTTTGAAAAATAATTATGAGTGAAATTAATACATTGATATTTTATAATGGTGGGCACAATGGCGATGTTCATTACTCTAGAGAATTTGTAAAAGATTTACAAAAAAAAATAAATATTCATTCTGAATATTATTTGCCACTGGGAAGCTCACTAAAAATAGTAAAAGATATAAAAAACATTATTTTTAAAAATAATAATTTATTTAATTTTAATTCTAATGAATTTTTTGTAGATAATGAAAATAAAATATTATTTGTAAACACCTGGGTCGGATCTTCAAATGGTAAACATTTAGAAATGATGATGGGTTGTTCATTAAATACAAATTATAAAAAATTTCAAAATATTTATAGATGTTTAAATATTTCCATAGAGGATATAAATTTTTATATTCCAGAAATAGATTGGTCTTTTTTTGATGTTACACATGTTGATGAATTTTTAAAAAATAATATATTCGATAAGTATGTTTTAATATCAAATGGGCCAGTATTATCTGGACAATCAGCAGATATAAATTTAGATAATATTATACTTTCGCTAGCACCCAAAAATAAAAATATCGCATTTATATTGACGGATAATAGATCAAAAATACAACTTCCAAATGTGTTTTATACTTCGGATTTTATAAAAACCAATGGTGGTGATTTAAATGAAATTGCTTATCTTGGGTCCAAATCCAATATTATAATTGGTAAAGGAAGCGGGCCATTTTGTTTTTGTCATAACAAAGAAACCTTATATAATCCAAATAAAACTTTTATTTCTTTTACAAATTATATGGTTGATGGTAAATGGGCATTACCAGAACATTTGCCAAAAGAACAAGCAAAACAAATTTGGTCAAATAATTTTGATTATGGACACATATGTAATATAATTCAAAATGAAATTATGGAGATATTATGATTGATATAGCAAATAAAATAGAGGAATTAATCACTCACAGGGTAAAAGAAGTATTAGATAAAAAAGACGGGATACCAGAATTGCCTTTGGAATTAGCCGTTTCTGATAATTTAGGAGAAGTAATTGAAAAACTAGTGATTCTTCACATCAGAACATGGTTCTTAGAAGATATGGCCGGTATCGCTAAAACAGATTCTGAATTGGCTGATATAAAAAGAAAGGTTGATATTTGCTTCAAGCAAAAGAGGCCAATGTATGTTCAGGCAATTAATAAAATGGTTGATGCGGCGATCAAAGATGGAAAAACATTGCGTGAAGACAGTGTAAAAGTTTATAAAAATTTTGATACAAAATGACTAAACACCTGATACAAAAGATATTAGAGCTAGCTCATAAAAAGAAAGAGGGGCATATAGGAAGCTCTCTTTCTATTCTTGATATTTTATATGTTCTTTACGGTAAATTTATTACAAACACAAACAATAAATTTATATTGTCCAAGGGGCATGCATCTTTAGGGCTTTATGTTGTATTAAATAATTTTAATTTACTGAAATGCGATATAAACAGTTTTTGTGATTTTAATTCAGAACTTGGTGGCCATCCGTGCAATAAAACAGAATCGGTAGAGACATCAACTGGTTCGTTGGGCCACGGATTACCAATAGCTGTTGGAATGGCAATGGGATATAAGATACAAAATAAAGATAATAAAGTTTTTGTCTTAATAGGTGATGGAGAAGCGAACGAAGGTTCTATATGGGAATCTGCTATGCTAGCATCACACCACAAACTAAACAATCTTTATTGCGTATTGGACCACAACAGATCAGGAGATAGAGCAGTAAAAATTGATGATGTAAAAGAAAAATTTAAATCATTTAATTGGGACTGTCTTGAAGTAGACGGACACGATCAACGACAATTGATTGATGCTTTTTCTCATACATCAGAAGACAAGCCAATTTTTATTCTTGCAAATACCATAAAAGGTAAAGGCATTAAAGTGATGGAGAATAATCCAGAGTGGCATCACAAGTCTCCAAATATTGATGAGTTGAATATTTTTATCGGTGAGCTAAATTAATGAGAAAACAATTTACAAAATCTATACAAGAAATTTTATATTCAAATGAAAAAACTTGTCTGCTTCTTGGGGATATAGGAGTATTTGGTTTCAGAAATGAACTAAAAAACATTCCATCCAGAGCCTACAATATAGGAATCCTTGAGCAGGCCACGATAGGTGTGGCAGCAGGACTGGCCAAGACGGGTTTAATTCCATTTGTACACACCATCGCACCGTTCATCGTAGAACGAGCTCTGGAGCAGCTAAAGGTCGATTTTGGTTATCAATGTTTAAATGGTAATTTTATCAGTGTTGGTGCGTCATATGATTATGCATCTCTCGGATGCACCCACCACTGCCCAGCAGATATTTCCTGCTTGCTGTCTATACCTAATATGGAAATAGTGTGTCCCGGAACATCAGCAGATTTTGATAAATTATTAAAAGTTAGTTACAATAATGGAAACCCTACTTACTTTAGATTAAGTGAATTTGAAAATACTGAAGAATTTGAAGTTTCTTTTGGAAAAGCAATTGTTGTAAAAAAGGGATCCAAAGCAACAATTGTATGTTATGGAAATATTTTACAATCGGTATTGAATGCCACAAAAGACTTAGATGTTACGATTCTGTATTATACAACAGTAAGACCTTTTGATGCCGATACTTTGATGCAAAATAGCAACGAGATTATTATAATTTGTGAACCTTTTTATGAAGGAACTACAAATTATTTAATAACAAAGGCATTAGAAGGACAAAAATATAAATTATACAATATAGGAATTCCTCGTAAATTTTTAACAAACTACGGCACAAAAAAACAGCACGATGCTAATATCGAAATGGATGAGGTTGGCATAAATAAAAGGGTATTGGAATGCTTGAAATAATTTATAAAGACGCAGACAAAACAATCAATTCTATTGATTTTTCTAAACTAGCAAATAAAAAAATACTGATTACCGGCGCATCTGGTCTAATCGGGCTTCACATTGTTGCAACTCTGGTACAGCTAAAAAAGAAAAAAGATCTAGAAATATTTTGCTGGGTCAATTCTAAACTAGATAAAAAAATATCAAATTTGTTTGAAACATGCAATGTTATTTTTGGAAACCTTACAGATGCAAAAACAATTGCAGAAGTAAATGAAAAATTTGATGTGATCATTCATGCTGCAGGATATGCCCAGCCACAAAAATTTACTGGCGATAAGTTAAATACCATAAAATTAAATACAGAAACAACTAATAATCTTTTTAATTTACTAAAACCAAACGGCACATTTGTTTTTTGTAGTACCAGTGAAATTTATAGCGGTTTGGTCAAGGAAAACATAACAGAAGAAGAGATCGGAACCACCACACCAGATCATCCTCGCTCATGTTATATTGAAAGTAAAAGATGCGGTGAAACCATATGTCACGCTTATAAAGACAAAGGATTTGATGTAAAAATTGCTAGGATTAGTTTGGCTTACGGTCCTGGAACCAGAATAAATGATTCTAGAGTCATGCATAGCATTATACAAAAAGGTCTAGAGCAAGGCGAGATAACACTCTTAGACAGCGGAATGTCCATGAGAACATATGGTTATGTTATGGATTTGGTAGAAATGATATTTAATATTACTTTACATGGAAAAAATACAGTGTATAATGTATGCGGAGATTCTAAAATTTTAATAAGTGAGTTGGCTTCCAAGATAAGTAATAAATTAAATTGTAGTCTTTCTATTCCTAAAGATGATAAAAATGCATTGTCTGGGAATCCAAAAGCTGTAAATCTAAGTTTAAAAAGATATACAAACGAATTTGGTAAACCACAATTTATTAAAATTGAAGAAGGAATCGAAAAAACAATTTCTTGGCAAAAATACATATGCGACAAACAATAAAACTTGTAAAAGACACCATTTCAAATAATGAAATAGATCAATTGTGTGATTGGTTAAAAACCTACCCGCAATTAACTAAAGGCAAATTAACCGAACAATTTGAAAGTGAGTGGGCTAATTGGCTTGGGGTCAAGCATGCAGTATTCCTTAATTCCGGATCCTCCGCTAATTTAGCTATGGTATATGCTTTAAAGGTTAGCAACAAACTAAAAAATAATAAAATTATTGTACCCTGCGTATCGTGGGTTACTACAATTAGTCCAGCCATTCAGCTTGGATTGGAGCCCATTCTTTGCGAAACTGATAAAGACACTTTGGGATTAGATATAGAGTATTTTGAAAAACTTTGCAAAGAACACAATCCAGCATGCGTTATTTTAGTACATGTGTTGGGCTTTCCAAATAAAATGGAAGAAATACAAAATATTTGTAAAAAATATGATGTAATTCTTCTTGAAGATTCTTGCGAAAGCGTTGGAACAGAATACAAAGGAAAACAAACCGGAACCTTTGGTTTAATGTCATCGTTTTCAACGTACTTCGGCCACCACTTTTCTACAATAGAAGGTGGTTTTGTTTGCACTAACGATTTTGAATTATATGAAATATTAAAATCAATTAGATCTCATGGATGGAGCCGTGATCTTTCTAAAGAAACAAAAGAAAAATTGCAAGCCGAAAATAATATAGATGATTTTAGAAATTTTTATACTTTTTATTATCCGGGATTTAATTTAAGAGCAACAGATGTTCAAGCATTTTTGGGAATCAATCAACTCAAAACATTAAAAGAAAAAAATATAAAAAGATATCAAAACTTTTTATTGTATGATTCTTTAATTAAAAATGATTATTGGAAAATAAAATACTCTGATTTTGTTAGTAATTTTGCATATCCCATAATTCACCCAAATAAAAGCAAAATAGCAAACAATTTACAAAATGGAAATGTTGAATGTCGTCCGTTGATTTGCGGCAGTATGTCTCGGCAACCATTTTATTATAAACAATTTGGTTTGCAAGTATTTCCGTTCTCAGACATAATCCATAATCATGGATTATATTTGCCAAATAATCCGGATATGACAGAAGAAGATATCAAATACATTGCAAACATTGTAAATGAAACAATTATAAAGGAATAAGATGAATAAAAATTCAAAAATATTTGTGGCTGGACATAGAGGTTTAATAGGTTCAGCAATAGTAAGAAAACTAGAAGAAAAAGGCTATACAAACATTATTAAACGAACACGCCAAGAGATGGACTTGAGAGATCAGTTGGCTGTCTGGCATTTCTTTAATAAAGAAAAGCCCGAATATGTATTTTTGTGTGCTGCTAAAGTGGGTGGTATCGGCTGGAATAAAGAATGCCCAGCAGAGTTTACATACGACAATTTACAAATACAAAATAATGTAATACACAGCGCCCATCTTACTGGAACAAAAAAACTATTATTTTTAGGATCAGCATGCATTTATCCAAAAATCACACCACAACCAATTAAAGAAGAATATTTGATGACGGGTGAGTTGGAAGAAACCAATGCTGGTTATGCTTTGGCTAAAATTGTTGGTTTAAAAATGTGTCAATATTATAAACAACAATATGGTTTCAATTGCATTTCATTGATGCCAGCAAATGCATATGGAATAAATGATAATTTTAATATTCAAAAGTGTCACGTAATTCCAGCTCTTATTAGAAAATTTATTGATGCTAAAGAAAACAATTTACCCACAGTAACATGTTTTGGCGATGGAACACCGACAAGAGAATTTATTTGCTCAGATGATATGGCAGATGCTTGTGTATTTTTAATGAATACCTATAATGAGTCAGACATTATTAACGTTGGAACGGGAATGGACGTTACAATAAAGGAATTGGCAG